CTCTTTATCGCAAGTCATCATATGCTCGCGAAGAAAAGTCTCGTTAATATCGCTTGGGCGTGTGTTGTTTTCGTTATTCATTCTTAAAACCTTAAAAGTGTTGTTTTCGTTATGTTAATAGTATCGCCTATGGTCGTGACACGTTAGGTCACTTCTCACGATCAATCGCAAGAATATTTTCCGTTCATAGTAATAGTTTCCCAAGTTGGCTCGCTTTCGCGAATTTCGATTTTGCCCTCGCGAATTGCTTGGGCGAACTCTTCAAGAGTCATGCCTTCGGTTTCTTTGGCGGTTAGAAATTTCTTAGTCATAGTTTTTACCTTAGTAAGTGTTGTTTGTTGTATGTCTTAATTCTATAGTATAGTATCGTCTATGTCAAACGGAATCTTGACTGATTCCTGAATTATTCCCGAATTATTTTTGAGCGTAGCCGGTGATGATTCCGTTTTCTACTGTGAATCCCCAACCGTTTTCGTCGAGTACAACGCCGTATTCTACTTCGCCGGTGTAGTTTGCACCGATTACGTTTACGTCATTGTCTACTGCGTTGAATAGTTCGTTTTCGTTGGTGAAGATCATTTTAGTTTTCCTTAGAAAGTGTTGTGTTTGTTATGTCTTAATTATACTATAGTTATCGGATTTGTCAAGAGCAATCTTTAGTAATTCTGAAAGTTTTTTTATTACTTGTTTGATTGTTGTTGTCTCTTGTATGTCTCCCATTATACATACTTATCGGAATTTGTCAATAGGTGTGTGCAGTTATTCTAGGATTATTTCGGAAATAAATATTTTGACTTTTTTTGCATTTTTGCTATTGACACGGGTGGTATTTTATCTTCACGACGGAATAGCCCGACGTGGGGGGAAAATCCTTGGGTGGTTCAAACATAATTAACCCAACCAAACAATATGTATCAGCCAAACTAGATAGATAGACCCTCTTGATTCAGTCAGCCTCGTCACGCCCCTTCTCGCGACATAAAACACAGATGCGATACTTTCCTACTATTTTAAAAACCTTGCAGCCACAGACGCACACAGACTGTCTAATACAGTACTGAGCAGCTTCGCCCTCAGTGTTCTTTTGTTTGCTTATGAACTTTGCCCTCATTACATGAAATTAATTTTATCTGTTAATCAATTACTACGTGTTCTATGCGAGACCGATACCCAATACGTACCGTAGGTGCGTACCAAGACTATTTATACCTGTAAAGAGAAAGAAACCCTTGGCGGTATTGGTTACTGTGAGAAGCAGTGAGGTCTTAGATACTAGTAGTTTTTACTTTTACTTTATTCAATTTCAGCGTTAGCTGCTTTACAGGTCTTGGTTGGTTAGTCACACAGAGCCAAGATTTTCATTTTTTGCCTCACCTCGGAGTGCTTGTTCACTCTCAGGTGACTTCTCATTCAGCAAGTGGTTAGAACGCAAAACTACACCGGTAACGTTTTTATACAAATTTTTACTGAATTTCGACGCTAGATAACCATCGTCTACCCTATTATAGATGATTTTCACGGATTTCACAAGTTCTTTTTTGGAAATTTTGCGTTTCGGGTGTATAATATGGTAAGGAACAAATTACTCAAGACATACAGGAACACTTAGATGACAAAAAAGGTTATGCTGACTGGCGGTGCTGGTTTTATCGGACATCATATTTTGGAACACATGCTTCTCAACACTGACTGGGAATTTGTGTGTTTGGATAGACTTGACACTTCGGGATCACTGCACAGGATGCAAGAAGTTCTGGATCGCGATCCCTCGTGGAAAAAACGAACCAGATTTGCATTTCATGACCTTAAATCGGAACTTAACGACATCGTTCGCCACAATCTAGGGCGAATTGACACTATTATCCACTTGGCTGCCGCCTCACATGTTGATAGATCAATTGACGATCCCATGTCGTTTGTTCAAGATAATGTAGTGGGCACTACAAACCTTCTCAATTACGCTCGTCACCTAGACTCTTTAGATTTATTTATTAATTTTTCTACGGACGAAGTATTTGGACCGGCCCCTAAAGGCGTGAAATACAAAGAATGGGATAGATACGACAGCACTAATCCATACTCGGCTTCCAAGGCTGGAGCAGAGGAGATGTGTTTAGCTTTTGCTAACACGTACCGTATGCCGATCATCAATAGTCACACTATGAATGTGTTTGGGGAGCGTCAGCATCCTGAGAAATACATTCCGCTTTGTGTGAAAAAGATTCTTGAGGGCGAGAAGATTACTATTCACGCATCTCCACAGGGCGAACCCGGAAAGCGACACTATATCCACGCTAGAAACGTAGCTGCTGCGGTTTTGTTTCTTATGGACAAGTGGGAAACGCGAGAGAAGTATAATATCGTGGGAGAAGCTGAGATTGACAATCTACAGCTAGCTCAAAAAATTGCTGATATTCTTGGAAAGCCACTTAATTATGAGTTAGTTGACTTTCACAGTAGCCGTCCGGGTCATGATCTTCGCTACGCACTGTGTGGCGAGAAGATGAAGGGACTTGGCTGGGAATTACCTATGAATATCGACGAAAGCCTAGAACGAACTGTAAACTGGACTATTAAAAACGACAGGTGGTTACTATGACAAAAGAAATGCATAAATGTGACAGTAAATTATCGTGCAAGGCTTCAGCATCACTGAATGAGTCTGTTAAGGCAGAACTTGAAGCTGAAGACAAGCCCTTAGAGGATTTATTAAATGAAAAAGATACTAGTGAGGCACTTCGGCCTGACACCGGCGAAGCAAGCGAAGGACAGTAACGATTTACTACTGAATTGCTGCGACCACAAAGACTGTGAGCATCAATTGTATAATGCTAGCCCTGAACAACTAGAGGAATTTTGTGCCTTGCATCAGGTTGGTACTAATAATTTATTTTATTATCAGGCTGACAGTAACCGCAAGGGCAAACTTCAAGTGCGTGAGCAGGGGATTGGTCGCTTTCTGTCTGACGAGAATGGAACTAGGATGACTAGGGACCATGTATTCTTCGTTGACGCTTCAGCTATCGGCGGGGCAAGAGTCTATACTGAAAAACATCACGACTTTGGAGACGAAGCTATCACTATTGGTTTCTTTGTTCCTGAAGATATTGCTATTAGATATTACTTTCCCAATTCTATCTTTACATCTGAGGGCACTGTCCTGCTTGAAGATGGTGAAATATTAATGGCCGACAAAGATCGAGGATTTATTGGGGGTAAAGCTGCTAACGTTATCGAGATGATCCAAAAGCACAAGACTGGATTTCAATTACCAAGCGTAAAACCAAGGAAACCAAAACAGGGTACGGTAGTATTTAACAAGGCTACCAAAAAGTTTGAGGGATATAACGGTAGAGGATGGATAGAACTATGAAAATACCAAAAGGAATGACCGAACAACAGGTTATAGATCAAATTAAAGTTGTATGTGATAGAATATCTCCTAGATATACCTTTTATGGATATACAATTGATGATATAAAACAAGAGTCTTTTATTATTTGTGTGGAGGCCCTTAACAGATATGATGAGGCTCGGCCCTTGGAGAACTTCCTTAGTGTAAATTTATCCAATCGTTTGAAAAATTTTGTTCGTGATAATCATTTCATTGGCGATGAAAACTTGGAAAGACAGCGAGTTTATCAACCAGCGCAGTTAGACTATGAGGATAGCATTATTGACGAAGACGAAAAGTTTTCGAGTAGTTATGAGTCAATTGAATACAACGACATGGCTAAGATCCTAGATAAAAATCTTCCAGCTAGCTTTAGGATGGATTATTTGAAGATGATTAACGATGTATATATCACAAAACAAAGACGGCAAGAGGTTATAGACGTGATAAACGAAATTCTAGAGGAGTACGGATACCATGAAGAGCGGTAGAATTTCCAAAATCGAAGAGAAGTTTATCTCTGATAATATACATACTGACTACAAAGAGCTTGCCGTCGAACTCGATAGAAATGCAGAGTCTCTCTTAGAGTTCATCAAGAAAAAAGTAGCCAAGGGCGATCTTCCAGAACCTATCTGGATGCAAGATCAGTACAATGAAGAGAAAGCACAATACGATCTTACATTTAGACCATACTGGCTTGAGCTAAAGAGTCAATTTACAGACGAAGAACTCAAATTGTTTCAATATCATTGGTCTAGGATCATTTCTCAGTTTAAGGATGATGTTATCCCCACCGAAGAGCTACAGGTTGTTGACCTCATCAAGCTAGAACTTCTAATGAACAGAGCTTTAAAAGGAAACAAGGAAAACATTGAGCAGATATCGGCTCTAGACGCTCTAATCACCTCTGAGAGGCAGCGCGATCCCGATCAGATAGACAAAGACGCCCTTTTTAATATGGAGCGTCAGGTGGCCTCTCTGAAAGCCTCGCAAGAGTCTCTAAATAAAGACTATCGTGAGCTGCAAACAAAAAAGAACTCTATGCTCAAAGAAATGAAGGCAACACGAGAGCAGCGAGTTAAACGTCTCGAAGACTCCAAGCAAAATTTTACAAGTTGGCTAGCGCACCTAGTAGCAAATCCAGAGATAACTAAAAAATATGGTATCGAAATGGAAAAGATGCGATTAGCAATGGACAAGGAGCGAGAGAGACTATCTAAATTTCATAAATACACAGATGATATGGTGGATCAGCCATTTCTTACACCGGATACAGTAAAGGACGAATAAATGAAAAAAGCTATTGTTTTTGGCGTTACAGGTCAAGACGGCAGTCACTTGTCGGATCTGCTTTTGAAGAAGGATTACTACGTGGTTGGGGTTTCTAGAAGAGCCAGCACTGATAACACTCAAAGAATCAAACATATCCTAAGAAACGAAAGATTCGAGCTGGTCGAAGGCGACATCACAGATGCTCACTCAGTTAATAATATACTTAAAACACACGAGAATGTAGATGAAATCTATAATCTAGCTGCACAATCCCATGTGGCAGTGTCTTTCAAACAGCCAGCTCTTACTTGGGATATTACCGGTAAAGGCTGTCTTAATATTTTACAAAGCATTGTTGATCTTGGTATTAATGCTAGGTTCTATCAGGCTAGTAGTAGTGAAATGTTTGGCAAAAATTATGACGAGATTGACGGTGAAAAGTTTCAAAATGAAGACACCAAGTTTATGCCTCAGAGTCCATATGCTATCGCTAAGTGCGCCGCACATTATATGACGAGATTATTTCGAGAAGGTTATGACATCCATGCTAGCGCTGGTATTTTATTTAATCACGAAGGTGAGCGACGAGGTGAAACATTTGTCACTAGAAAAATCACAAAGTGGATTGGGGACTGGGTTAAGAGCGGTCGCGATCCAAACTTTCCAAAGCTGCGTCTGGGTAACTTGGAAGCATTTAGAGATTGGGGGTACGCAGGAGATTACGTGGAAGCGATGTGGATGATGCTCCAACAGGAAAGTCCGCAGGATTACGTTATCTGCACCGGCGAAACTCATACTATTCGCGAGTTCTTAGACGTAGCATTTTCTCATATTGGTATAGATGATTGGTCTAACTTGGTCGTCCAAGACCCAGAGTTTTACAGACCAGCAGAAGTAGATTATTTACGTGGAGATTGCAGTAAGGCTAATAATATTTTAGGCTGGAAACCAGAAAACTCATTTGAAGATTTGGTAAAAAGGATGGTAGATTACGATATACTATGAAGATTTACTGCTTAAAGCTAGATCTTACAATGTGTATCTCTAGGCTGAAAAAATTTAACCTAAAAGAATTTAATAGTCCACATCCGGTTATTTTCACCGAAGCAAAAGATCCAGACGACGCTTGTTATAAATGTCTTTGCATGTTTACAGAAACACTACTAAAACAAGATGAGTCCAGAGAGACTGCGTTCTTAATTAAAGATATCCTACCAGATGTAAAAGTTAAAAAGGTTTATTGTAAAGATGAAAAGAAACTATGAAGATCCGGTCTATAAAGAGTGGAGGCAAAGAGTCTATAAGCGCGATAAGTTTAGATGTCAAATGCCAAATTGTAAATGTAAGTCAAGATTGCAAGCACATCACGTAAGAAAGTGGTCAAGCGCCTCTATGTTGAGATATGATATTGATAATGGAATCACGTTATGCAGGAAGTGTCATGAGTCAATACACGGTAAAGAACATTTATATGAATCACTATTCATGGAGATAATACGTAAAAATGCCAGCTAAAGCACCTGCCTACACAGTTATAAAAGATACCAGAGAACAAGACGGTTATACCTTTGAGAAATTCAACGGTAGATACACCTCTTGTAACGGTATGGTTGTTCGCAAGTTAGATACTGGTGACTACTCACTTGTTGGGCTTGAGGACAAAGTGTGCATAGAAAGAAAGGGCAGGGTTTCAGAATTAGCTATCAATCTTGGAAAAGATAAGTATAGGTTTATGAGAGAAATTGAAAGAATGAAGGAATTCCCATTCCGATTTCTTATTTTAGAATTTTCTCTTGAAGACGTTATGGATTTCCCAGAAAGATCAGACATTCCTGAAGAGAAGTGGGATTCTATCAAGGTCACAAATAAATACATGTTAAAAATGTTAATCGAGTTTCAAATGTACGATAACATCCATGTTATATTCTGTGGTAGCAAGAAAAACGCCAAACTGGTTGTGAACAGCATATTAAAGAGGGTAAACGAATTCTACTCGGTCGGGAGGAAGAAATGATTAATCCGAATTTATCAATTGATACTCTATCAGATATTCATACCTATGGCATAGATGTAGAGAGAAGAGAATTATATCTTCATGGGTATATAGGCAATACGGATGAAGACCCCGGCGTAGAATACAGAATGGCTGCACAGTTTTATAAGAATATAAGGTTGTTGGACGTAATTAGCAATGAGCCAATCATTATTCATATGTTAAGCGTTGGCGGAGAGTGGGATTCCGGCATGGCTATCTACGACGCTATGATGCTATGTAATTCATACGTGACAATCGTTACATACGCACAGGCGTCTTCAATGAGCAGCATTATACTTCAGGCTGCTGACAAAAGGGTTATGACGGCCAATTCTCACTTTATGCTACACTATGGCTCTGTTGATTGCGGTGGAGATCACCTGAGTGCCCACAACTACGCAAAAGTAGATAAGAAAAACACGGAAACCATGATTAGTATTTATGCAAACCGCTGCGTAAAAAGCAAATACTTTAAAGGGCACTATACCGACATCAACGAAGAAAAAGTAAAGAACTATCTAAAGAGAAAGCTAAAAGATGGCGACTGGTACTTAGACCCAGAAGAAGCTGTTTACTACGGCTTTGCAGACTGCGTTCTAGACACTAAGGATATAAATAGCTTAAAATGAGTAACTTAAAAAAAATAGATGAGGCTTGGTTAAATCTAGATGGTCTCGACGAACGCACATTATTTAATCCATTTGATATCGTCAACTTTAATGAAGATGACTATCATTTAAGAACAATGTGGCTCATGACAAGACCAGAATACTTTTCGTTTTTATGCAAACATGTGTTTAATATCAACATTTTACCTTCGCAGGCTTTGTTTTTGTGTGAGATGTGGAATAGAAAGTTCCCCATGCTTATAGCTAGTCGTGGATTTGGTAAATCATTTATTCTATCTTTGTATTCAATGATTAGGGCACTCATCTTACCAGAGCGTAAGGTTGTAGTTGTCGGTGCTGCTTTTCGTCAGTCTAAAGTTTTGTTTGAATACATGGAGACGATTTGGAACAATTCACCTATACTGAGGAGTATGTGCGATGCGAGTAGTGGGCCAAGGCGTGATGTTGACCGTTGCGTTATGCGCATTAATAAATCTCGTGTTACTTGCCTTCCTCTTGGAGATGGTCAAAAGATTAGAGGCCAGAGAGCTAATGATATTATTAGTGATGAATTCGCAAGTATACCTCGTGATATTTTTGAAACTGTCGTTGCTGGTTTCGCTGCTGTTAGTTCTGATCCAATCGAAAATGTTAAAAAGATTGCAGCCGCTAAGAAGGCAGCAGAACTAGGGATTGAACTAGAACAAGAAAGTGAAAGCGTTATTGATAAGAAAGACAATCAGATCATCCTTTCTGGTACAGCTTATTACGACTTCAATCATTTCGCTGATTACTGGAAGAGGTGGAAATCTATTATTAAGAGTCAAGGCAAACCATCTAGACTAAGAGAGATTTTTGGCGAAGATCCGCCAGAAAATTTTCAGTGGAAAGACTATTCAATTATTCGTGTTCCATACGAGCTTTTACCAGAGGGCTTTATGGATGCCTCACAGGTCGCCAGATCGAAGGCGACAGTTCATGCTGGAATTTATCAGATGGAGTTTGGAGCGTGCTTTACGCGCGATTCTCAGGGCTTCTTCAAGCGTACACTTATTGAGTCCTGCGTGACTGACGATAGAGGTACAATTAAGGATAAGAACGGTAACGATATTTGTTTTCAAGCTCAACTTCGTGGCGATCAAAATAAACAATATGTTTTTGGGGTTGACCCCGCATCGGAAGTTGATAATTTTAGCATTGTTGTATTAGAAGTTAATAAGGACCATAGAAAGATTGTTCACTGTTGGACTACCAATAGAGAGCAGCATAAAGAGAAGGTTAAGAGTGGATATTCTAAAGAGAGCGACTTTTATGCTTACTGCGCCAGAAAAATCAGAGACCTAATGAAAATATTCCCATGTATTCATATTGCTATGGATGCTGGCGGTGGTGGTATCGCGGTTATGGAAACCCTGCATGACCAAGACAAGATCCAAGAAGGAGAACATGCTATATGGCCCGTTATCGACGACGATAAACCAAAAGACACAGACGATCAAAGAGGTTTACATATTCTAGAGATGTGTCAATTTTCTAAATATGACTGGTTAGCAGAGGCCAATCACGGATTAAGAAAAGATTTAGAAGATAAGATTGTTTTATTTCCTATGTTTGACTCTATTAGCCTTGGTATTGCCAACGCAGAGGATGGCTTAAAAGGCAGGAATTACGACACGTTAGAGCAGTGCGTTATGGAAATCGAGGATCTAAAAGATGAACTTACAATGATCCAGATAACACAGACCGCTACAGGTAGAGACAAGTGGGATACGCCAGAGACGGTGGTGGGCACAGGAAAAAAGGGGAAACTCAGAAAAGACCGTTATTCGTCTTTAATCATGGCTAATATGGCAGCCAGAACAATCGCTAGAGCGCCAAGCCCTGTTGACTATAGTTTTTACGGAGGGTTTGCTACAATAGAAAAAGCAAAGAAAGGCGCTCAGATGTTTTCTGGGCCAGCTTGGTTTACAGATGGTATGAAGGATGTTTACTAGCGTTTTGTGTATAATAATGCGAATGATAATCTGAATGAATTTAATCAATCAGAACGACGCTAACCAATAGGAAAACACAAATGCCTAACGACCCCATCATTAGCTGGGAAGACGGAGATTCTACAAGTAAAGCCAAGGCTTTCGAGAAATTTTCAGAGTCGCAACAAGCCTACGAGGGTGTAGCTAGAGCTTACCACAGAGACTTTTTAGACATTGAGGCAAATAGATCTGTCAAGCCTCATTTTGGCTCAAATGATTACTATGCCTTTAGACCAGAGGAAGAGGTTCCCAGAAAGTCTAAGCGTGCAATTAAGATGTGTATGGATGCCTACGATAAGGTTGGTATTATTCGCAATATTATTGATCTTATGGGGGATTTTGGTTGCCAAGGCATCAACATCGTTCATGAAAATAAGAGCGTTGAAAAGTTTGGACAACAATGGTTTAAAAAGATTGGTGGCAAGGAAAGGTCAGAGAGATTCTTAAACAATCTTTATAAGACCGGAAACGTATTTGTCTATAGAAGTTATGCAAATATCACGCCAGAAATCAACAAGTATATCAAATCTTTAGCTAGTGATATAAAAGTAGAAACACCCAAGATTGAAGAAAACGTCATACCGTGGCGCTATAATTTCTTTAATCCTCTAACTGTAGATATGAAAAATGGGAATATTAGTCTATTCTTAGGTCGCAAAGACTACGCCCTTACCGCTAACACTTTCTTTGATAACTTTAAAGATGGTACTATTCCAATTAAAGTTTTGGAAACTCTTCCTACTGAAATTAAGAACGCTATCAATAGAAAAGACAGGAAGATTGAGTTAGACCCAGAAAGATTATCGGTTCATCATTACAAGAAAGACGACTGGCAACAGTGGGCACACCCTCTCGTGTACGCTATTCTAGATGATATTATCATGCTTGAAAAAATGAAGCTCGCTGATCTTGCTGCTCTAGATGGTGCAATTTCTAACATCCGACTCTGGACCCTTGGTGATTTTGACTATAAAGTTTTGCCAACAAAAGAGGGTATCAACAAACTTCGTAATATTCTAGCTAGTAATACTGGCGGTGGGACTATGGAGTTGGTTTGGGGTCCAGAACTCAAATTCACAGAGAGTAACTCTCAGGTCTACAAATTTTTAGGGTCTGAAAAATACCAGTCCGTTCTAAATAGCATATATGCTGGATTGGGAGTTCCTCCTACTCTAACTGGTATTGCCGGTCAGAGTGGTGGATTTACTAATAACTTTATCTCGCTAAAGACTTTGGTCGAGAGATTGCAATACGGTCGCGATCAACTAACTAGATTCTGGGAAAAAGAATTAGAAGACATTAGAAAAGCTATGGGCTTTAGAAAGCCTTTTCATATTGTATATGACCAAATGAGCTTGTCTGATGAGGCTTCTGAAAAGAACTTGCTTATTCAACTTGCTGATCGAGACATTATCTCGCACGAAACAGTTCTTGAGAGATTCAAGGAAGTTCCGGGCGTTGAAAAGGTTAGACTACAGCGTGAAGATAAAGCAAGGGATATAGAAAAATTCCCACCAAAAGCTAGTCCATTCCATAATGCAAACAAGCAGTTTGAAATGGATAAAATGGATAAACAGGCAGATATTCAAGAGAAGGTTGCAGAAAAGAAGCAATCCCAAAAGCCAGTTCGTGAATCTGGAAGACCACCAAGTTCACTAGATGAGGAACCGCGAAAGAAAAGGGTCGATACGCCAAAAAGCACTCCCGGTGTCGCAGAGCTTGTTGTTTGGGCTACATCTGCCTTTGAGTCTGTAGAGTGTCTGAATAAAGGATACCTTGAGATGAAGTCCAAGGCAAATCTTAGACAACTCACTAAAGACGAGGCCATCGAGCTAGATAATATAAAACTATCTGCTTTCCTATCTTTTGAGCCTTTGTGCGCACTAAACAATGAAAATATTTTCAAGGCTGTAGCTACAAAATCTTCTATTCCTAAGCAATTTAGAAACTTAAAAGATGTTAGCACCAGTACCGAAAACTATAAAAAAATTGTTATCGGCACCTATATTCAGTCTGTTATTGATGAGAAATAGGTGTTTTTTTGAAAAAAAATTTTTTTTGTGTATAATTGTCTGAGGTAAACAAAATGTCAATAAAAATTTATCAACAAGAAGTTAACGACGGTGTTGGCGATCTCGTCAAGAGCACCGCTAGTTTTGCGTATTGTTCTGAGGCTACTGTTAAAAAGGGCGAGCTAGCGGTTGCTAAAGAGGTGATCTCTAACGCAGACGTTCTTGAAAGGGTGGTCGCAGAAAACAAAGATCAGATAGACCTGTACTATTTAGAGTCTGTTTTGGTTTCCACCGGCTGGAATAAAAACGATGATGTTTTCACCTCAGATTCAACTTGGGCTGCTAGAAATACCCCCGAAGATAAGCAGTTCAATTTTATGCACAATGAAAACGATATTATCGGTCATATAACCGGAAGTTATGTATTAACCAAAGACGGTAAAGCTGTAGCAGACGACGAACTGGAAAGACCTGACGAGTTTGACATTATAACTCAAGCTGTTCTCTATAATAGTTGGACCGGAGAAGAGAACAGAGATAGGATGAAAAAAATTATTGCAGAAATCGAGCAGGGTAAATGGTATGTTTCGATGGAATGTCTATTTGCTGGTTTTGATTACGCTTTAATTGACGAAAAGGGAGTTGCAAAAGTTCTACCAAGGGGCGAGGCTTCTGCTTTTTTGACAAAACATCTTAGGGCTTATGGCGGAACCGGAGAATACGAAGGTTATAAGTTAGGTCGCGCTCTGTCGAATATTTCATTTTCTGGCAAGGGATTAGTATCAAAGCCCGCTAATTCTAGAAGTGTTATATTAAGCAAAAGCGCTGCACAATTCAATGTAGATAGTAATTCTATACTTTCAATAGGAGAATTTAAAATGTCAGATGTATTGACAGAGCAATTAGCTGAAGTCAAGGCACAGCTTGAAGCTGCTAAAGCCGAAAACGAAGCTATTAAAGCTAAAATTGAAGAAGCAAAAGACAAAGAATTTGCTTCCAAGATTAAGGCTTACGAAGTTGAGGCAGAAGAAAGCAAAGCTAATATCGAGCAGCTCAATGAAACTATTAAGTCAACTGAAGCTCGCGTTGCTGAACTTGAAGATGCCCTCGCTCAATCAACTCAGCAACTTGCTGAAGCTAAAGAGCACATGGAAGAAATGAAGAAGAAGGAAAAAATGGAAAAGCGTAAAGCTGCTCTTGTAGAAGCTGGTTTTGAAGCAGATGACATTGATGCTGCTCTTGCTGCTTTTGATGGACTTGCTGATGACGCTTTCGATTCTGTTGTTGCAATGTATGGCAAGAAGCCAAAAGCTGACAAGCATGGCGACATGAAGAAGAAAAAAGACGATGAAGCAGAAGCTGGTATGCCACCAGCTCTTAAAGAAGCACTTGAGAAGAAGAAGGAAAAAGAAGCTAAAGCTGATGAAGAAGCTGAAGCTGAAGTAACCCCAGAACTTCTTGAAGATGTCGAGACTTCTGAAGCAACTATGGTTGAGCCAGAAGCTGTTGACGAACTAGATCAAGCAAGAGCCAGCGTTGCAGACTGGTTCTCTAACCATGTTCTTAAAAACAAGTAATTTTATAGGAGATTTTAACTATGGCTCTTAAAGCAGATAGATACGAAGAATCGACTGACATCAGTTTTTTCTATACTGACAGTGCAGTTGTGCGTGGTGGAGTTGTTTGCCTCGAAACACTTAGCGCTTCTGGCGCAGCACTCGATCAAGGCGACAACACCGTTTCTTACCAGCAGGCAGCGGCTACTGACGTTCCAGTTGGTATTCTTTTGAACGATGTTGTTAACAAAGATCTTACCCGTACTCATCTTAACCAGTACAAAGATGAAATCCAACTTGGTGGTAAGGTTACTGTCTTGACTCGTGGTTGGGTTGTCACCAATATGATTGACGGAGCACCAAGTCCGGGCGATGTTGCTTACGCTTCTGACGCTGGCGGAAACGCTGGCTACATTACTGATGGCGCAGCAGACGCTACTGCCTCTGGCAATCTAGCGATTGGCCGTTTTATGTCCGCAAAGGACGCAGATGGCTACGCTAAAGTTTACGTAAACCTTCCTAACCACGGTGCCTAAGCCATAATCTAAAGGAGATTTAAATATGTCATTTACAGAAAGACCTAGTGATGAATTCCTCAGTCTTTACAAAAAGACTGGCGATAACGATCAAAACGTGGCTTATGCAGCACAGCGTGAATTCGCTAAAGCTCTTGAGCTTCCACTCCGCAAGGGCGTTTTGGTTGGTAACATTCTCGGAAATATTTTCGAGACTATCAATGTCGAGCCGGGAGCTTCTACCGAGTATCCTCTCGATCTAATTTCTCCGGGACTTGAGGGTGAGCACGTAGCTTACACTAATCCCGGTCATGGTCGCGTTCCTGAGCGTGCGGTTGAAAGCGATTACGTCATGATTCCAACCTACAGCATCACTTCGAGCATTGATTACTTGCTCCGTTATGCTCGTGAGGCACGTTGGGATGTAGCTGGTCGTGCTGCACAGGTCATGGAAGCTGGCTTCGTCAAGAAGATGAACGATGACGGATGGCACACCCTTTTGGCCGCCGGTGTTGATCGTAACATCTTGGTTTATGACGGAGACGCAACTGCTGGTTTGTTCTCCAAGCGACTTGTTAGCTTGATGCAAACCGTCATGCGTCGTAATGCTGGTGGTAACACTGGCTCTGCTAATCGTGGTCGTTTGACCGACTTGTACGTTTCGCCAGAAGCACTCGAAGACGTGCGAAACTGGGGATTGGATCAAGTTGACGAAGTTACTCGTCGCGAAATTTACACCGCGAGTGAAGGTGGTGCTCCTATCACCCGTATCTTTGGTGTCAACCTTCACGATCTTGATGAGCTTGGCGAAGGTCAAGAATACCAAGACTTCTTCGTGAACGGACTTGGCGGTGCGTTGGAAGCTAGCGACCTTGAGTTGGTTGTTGGTTTGGACCAAGGTGCTAATGACAGCTTTGTTATGCCAATGAAGCAAGCACTTCAGGTCTTTGAAGATCCAACTCTCCATCGTCAGCAGCGAGTTGGCTACTACGGGTGGGCTGAACTCGGATTTGGTGTCCTTGATAATCGTCGCATTATGCTAGGCTCCTTCTAATAATCCAATTGAGTTCTAATTAATCATAAGAGTCATCTCCATATCATTGGTGATGGCTCTTTTTTTGTGTATAATAGAGTGTAATTCGCGCTTTACAAACAACAGGATTTTCTTGAAGGGGAAAATATATAATGACAGCTTTATCTGATTATTTGGAATCTGGATTACTACATCATGTCTTTCGTGGTCAAGAATTGCCAAAATTTAGTGGTATAGCTGTTGCTCTATGCAGCGGTGTGCCATCTGAAAGTGATACAGGCGAAACGATTCCAGAACTTCCAAGTGGCATTAATGGCTCTGGAACCGGTTATTCAAGATATAATCTTGGCGATACTACTGCTAGCGGAGATTATTTCTGGCAATACAATATAGACGACCACAACGCCGGTAGCGGCCTGATTAAAAATGATGTAACTCTTTTGTTTGACACCGCTCTACTTGATTGGGGCTGGGTCTCTGGTATAGCAATCGTTGATTCTGGAGATTATGGTGTGGGCAATCTTCTTATGTACTCAGCGCTTAACAATCCAAGGATTATCTATCAGGGGGACTCAGTTAAATTTGACTCTTCCACACTGCAAATCAAATTCAAGTAGGCTTAAATTATGATTTTGACCAAATCAGAATATCTGAACAAGATAGATATCTTGCTTGCAGATAATTCTACCCAAGAAATCTCACCTCTGGATTTAAGAACTAGCCTTATAGATTTAGTAGATTCTGTAGGTAATCTTTTTGCTGGTCTAGAATTAGATGCTGCTAACTTTTCAAGTCCAAATACGAGAACTACGAGAGGTGGAGACTTATCACTAAATAGCATGTTTTTAGCTGGTCGTTCAAGTGTAGACAATTCTGCGTTTGGATACGCCAGTTTAAGAAATAATTATAATGGCACAGAAAACACTGCGGTTGGCTCTTTCTCTTTAGCTTGTAATCTCTATGGTAGTCATAATTCTGCATTTGGTTATCATGCTATAGCTGGAAATACTTCTGGCAGTGGAAATGTTGGTATTGGTAATTTTGCTCTAAATAATAATAAGTACGGTAATTTTAACATTGGCATTGGTCACGGGGCAGGTTACTACATAGATAAAAACGATGAATTTAAGTTTTATCTTGGTTCTTTTCCTATATCTTCTGGAGATACATGCGTTGGAGAAGAAGCTGTAACAAGTGGCGATGCCCCTCTTTTGTTTGGGGATTTAAAGGTTGAAAGTCACAGACTTGGCGTTGGCGTTAATACCTTGCATGACTTTGGTATGTTACAAGTATCTGGCGACGTTTCACCTTCCGTTAGTGGCGATTTTGGTCTTGGTAATAGCGTTTACCCTTGGTCCCACGTTAATAATGAGATTCAGTTTTCCGGTAGCTACATTGGTTTTGGCGGTGCTCCATCTGGCGATGTTCACGGTGTGTCTGATGCTAACACAACAATGTATGGAGATTTTTTACCTTCACAAGATGGTCGCTGGGCGCTTGGTAGCCCCGGCAATGGCGCTGATGGTACAAATAGGCTACTTTGGGATGGATATTTTAATGATGTAATTATAAGTGGGCAAGCATTTATCAATGAGGCGAATTACAATACCATTGAAGAATGTTTATATGAGTGTAAAACCCTACACTTAGCCACGAGCGGCTTCTGCGATCCAGAAAGTGCTGGATTTGACGATTCTGCCGTTTGTGGAATTTTGAACGATGAGGGGCTAGATGGTGCTGGATTTGAGATTCATTCTAGCGGTGCCGGTAATATCTACAGAAGAGACTATAGGTTTATCTACAAGGCCCCAGACTCGGAACTCGCTTGTCTACCAGTTGACAATGCTTTTACTAGATCGAGATTTGAATCCAACATTTCTCTAGAAGTTGTTGACGGTGCAGCATTAATCAGTGAAAGATTGCTTGGTAGATATGACACCAGTTTGGCTATTCAAAGTGGCTGCATGGGTATCTTCTTAGAGCCATACGCCGTTTCTGGGCAAAGGGTGGTTGTAGCTCAAGAGCCGCATTACACCAATCAGTACCCAACCCTGAATGATGTAAACTTTATCTCACGTTCTGGTACAGACATTATTGATGGTAATCCTAGCGGTTACAATTATACCGCCATGTACGGAACTGTAGACTCTGGTGTTCAGGTCTCACAAAGATTTGCCAGTAGAATTAAAAGCTCAAGCACTGTTCGTGGATTCAGCATTGTCTACCATGACGAACTAGATCAGGAATAAATAATGAAAGATAGACTATCAATACATATAGATAACGGTCAAGCTGATGTAAGAGAAGCGGTGACTGTATTAAGGAATGGTGGTACTGGTTCGCAGTCTGGATTGGTTGGTATCACCAATGCGATTTATGACCCTGACACAGGCTCTCCCGTTTTACCAGAAACTATATTCAACGTCCAGTCAACTGGCGACTCTACCATTAGGTTCACAAGCGGTCCATCAAAGGACTATAGAAGTTCGTTAGAGCTGCTAGGTGTAAGCAATACAAGAGCTTCTGGATTACACATTACCTACAATCCAGAGTTTGACGATGCATATGTTGATGCTGACACTGGATACGGTTACTACGAGCCGTGCGTAAACCCCGGAGTGACCGACAAGACTGTTTCTGACATCTCGCTTATTCGCCCAAGTGGTGATGTTGGGATGGAATTTTCTCATATTTCACTTTCAGAGAAGGGTTATGTCAGTGTAGGTCTTACTAGGGTTCATGAGCAAAGGCACTTTGAAGCCAACGCGCCGCTTACAATTGCCTACATGTGCGACGGACATCGAGACAGCGGAACCATTTCTATTCACGAGCAGGCGTCTGCTCCAGCAAACCACTCTGATTTTGGCAAGGTTTATGTTAAGCCATATTCTGTTGGTGGTAGAACACAGGCTTTATATTTTAAAGACGACGGTGGAACAGAGACCAACCTAGTTTTATCTCAAGACCTAGACCCAACAAACCCAGAAGACGGATTGGTTTATGGCGATGCTAACTGTAATACCTATGGTGGTTTAAATAGCCCTCCCACTAGATCAGAGATATCTTCGCAGACAAATAACACGTTCTATGGTAATAATGTCGCTAACGACACAGTATATACGAGCGGCAATCTATTCATGGGGTGTCAGACCGCTAGTGGTCTTACTCAGGTATTCAACAACATTGTACTTGGTAATAAGTCTGCGCAAGATGATGGTGAACTTAAAAATAATATTCTTATCGGTCATAGATCGGCTCAGGGCTTAACTAATGGCCTGATTAATTCTATCATTATCGGTCACGATCTACAGGTCGATGATGATGACGCTTCTACTGACGGCTTATTTTTAGTTGATAAATTAATTAAAGGTAGCCTTGTTGAAAATTCTCAATACATGTCTGTTACAGATGGTTATTTCTCTGTTCTGGATACAGATGATGTAGAATTTAAGATCTTTAACGAGTATGATGATGCACGATCTAGATTCACTTCAAATATTGATTTGATAGACTATAATCGTAGTGACGCTCAATACCCTCAGAACAATTTAAAATTTAACTTCAGAAATTCAAATAATGTATCTAACTGGACTTTGTTCCAGCTTGAGTCTGTCGGTGCTCCGATGACCAACACTCCGTCGTTTGGTGTAACTTCTAACCCCTATGCCCGACTAGACGGCGATCTACTAATTAGGGGTTCTATAAAGTTTGCTGATGGCTCAGTTATTAATGGTCTGTCTGATGCTGAGTACACACCCGTTGCTGGTGTTACCGGCGTTCAGGTTGTATTCCAAGATAATGTAGATAAAATTAGGCTTAATTATTCTTCACTAGATTTGGCTTCTTCGCTTGATACTATAGAGCCCAGCACGGCTTTTGTGGCCCTGCAAGTTGGCGGATCTTCTTCAAGTAGTATTGGTAAAATTTCTCTTGAGGGTCTTGCTGAGTATGTTGGCGGTGGCGGCGGTGGCGGCGGTGGTGGAGATACTATCGCTGTAGAAAACTGTAATATACTTGCTACTAATTCTGAAAACAGAGAGAATGTTTCCACCGCATTAAATATCGGCTCTGTGATGATGGGTTGTGATGTCGCAAGAGATGCCCAAGGCTGGGTAAACTCAGTTATGATTGGTGCTGAGGCTGGTGCCGATGCCGCTACACCAAACGCCGATCTAGACATTGAAAGTGCAGCCGTATTTATTGGTTCTCGTGCTGGTAAAGACTGTGACGATGTTTATAGAACGATTTGTATTGGTAATAACGCCGGTCAAACAGCTAGTGGCTCTACTGATTCTGTATTTATTGGTTCCAGTGCTGGTCTTGGTTCTAATTATGACCAGTCTTTAGGTCTTGGAGGGTGGGCACTTTCTAGCCCCATTGGTGAGTCTAATGCTGGATCGGGGAACTTGGAGATTGTAACTGGTCTACTAAGTAATCAAAGATTGTTCCATCCTAGTATTCTTGATGCTAACGGTGATCCAAGACAGTTAAATTCTAGATTGAATATTCAAAATAGTATTGCTGGACGAACAGACAGAAGAAACATCTCCATTGGAGACGCTAGACTTTCACCAACGGCACCGCTAGAAGTTAGAAGATCGAGTACGCTTCATGGCGACAATCCGAACAACTATGTTCAGGCTTGGTACTGCGATGATGTTCTTGTTGCCAGCTTGGATTGCGACGGTAATTTTGCGTCTGGCGACGAAGCCCAAAACATTGAAGGCTTTATTGTTGGTTCTGACTTGACCGGGAGTGCAACAATGAGCCTTCCAACTTCAGGAAAGTTGAACATTTATGAAGACGGTGTTTCTACGGGGCGAGAAATTTATATTAAAAACAGAGACCCTAACTTAACCATTAACGGAGGAACTTATGTGGTCGCCACCAAGATAGGTAGTGATTATAGACCGGTTTGGGTAAGCTGCTCTTAAAAAATAAATAGGATTAGATAGATGGGAAGACCTGAAAACTGCAACTGTTGCGAAGATTTTGGCAATCCGCCACTACCACCAATTACTGATTGTGATCGTACGATCTGTATTGCATTTATAGACGAGAACAACGATAGTAACGGTAGAGACACCGTTGATGCTAAGTTTGCTGAATGGGTAAAGGCTTTTCCCAATAGAATTCTTTTTGTGGTAGATGTATTTGTTGATAATCCATTGAATCCAGACGGGACGCCAAAGTTATATTTTCCAGATGGCTGGAACAATCAGGCTTTTAATCTTCGTGGCGAATTTATTCGCGGTCTTTCCGTTCCAGAATTTTGCAACAGAGACAATGGAGACGTTGGCCTTGCAACAGATGTTTGGGCTGCACTTGCTACAATTGCTGCTGATAGGAATATCTTATCTGAGTTTGTTTCCGCAACAGAAGTTTCTATCTTTGTTAACACAACAAATAGTATGCCAGACGGCACAGTTCAGGCGGCCTATGATTTACTTGTTAGCAAAGCTGAATCTATCGGTAAGACAATAACAACTAGCACTTTCAATTCTGATAAAGATTATCTTTGCCCATTCGTTACTTCTAGCTGTTGCCCAAATGAATTTACAGGGTCACTACAGACCCTATGTGGTTTATCATCTACTTGCACTCCAACTACTATACAGTTAAACAATAGGTCTATTCTTGGTTATAATGGTTTCATACCTGTGTATGGCCGTTCAAATTTCTTAATCAGGGAATACATTTATTTTGACCCTGATAACCCCCCTAATGAAGATTGGAACGCTTCTTTTGGTGGCGTCGAAAATGTTTTCAACAGATCGTATGGAAATCCCGGCCTTGAAGAAACAAATCAGCAGCAACTTGTTTTTATGACTAAGGTCGTTAACTCTGAAGGTGTAGAATTAGACTTTGTTGATATCGCTTACTTCATAGACTACAGTGATGACGATGGCAATACTTGGACCCAGATAGACGATCTTGGTACAAAATTTTCTGGTCAGACATTAACACAATCTGTCATAGTTGACAATTTTGGCGGTAGCTCTTCTTCTGTCACAACTACGCACGACTGGCTTGGTGCTACGGTTAGTGATTATGCACAAGAGAACTGGGAAGGCACGTTTGACACTAGATGGCTGTATGATAGAAAGTTTAGAATCAGGGTAAATCTTCCATCTTACCCCGACCTTGGGTCCGTTGCGTATGAATTTAGATTGCAAGAGTACAGAGTTCCAAAAACTATTGGCGGCGGAGGCGGCGGAGGCGGCGGAGGCGGAGGACCATTATACCAAATGCTCTTTAGGGATGACATAACTTTTTCT